ACGTCACCGGGCTGCCGCCGTTGAAGAAGGTGTTCAGCAGAAAGCGGCGCGCGGTCGGCATCTGCTCGACCGCTTCCAGCATGGTGCGGGTATCAAAAATATCCATCGGAAGCTCCGGTTTAGCGAATGAACAGGCACAGGTCACGCAGCGCGGCTTTCGCCTGCGCCAGGGAGAGGCCTACGCCGAGAGTGAGTTGGCTGCCCAGCACTTCGCCGGTCAGACGGATCGGCGCCACCTGGGCGCCTTGGCTGGTGTCGGTGGTTTGGTCAAGGATCGCCCTCGGCGCCTCGGAGCCATCCGTAGCAGCGGACGCGCACAGCACGTATTCGCCACTGGTTTTCACCTGGCCCAAGACAGCGCCTCGCTTGAGACTCTGACCCGCAGCGATCACGGCGGTGTCGATCATCACGGGAAAGGAACCTGCCGACAGCTGATCCGGCACGTAGGTTTGGCGTTCGGGGTTGCTCATGAGGTTCTCCAATCAGCGGCGCGAAGCGCCTGCGACGATGGCGCCGACCACGGCCTTGCGTTCGCCTTGGTCATCATTGCCAGGTGGGGTAGAAGTCGAAACACCGGAGCCATCGGCCTTGATCGCACTCAGGGAAATGCCGCGATCCTGGGCCGCCTTGAACAGTTGCAGGGCAGTGGCTTCGACCGAAGTGCCGGCCTCGACGGCGGCGGAGATTTCGGCTTCGAAACCCTTGCTTGCCAAGGCATGGATACCGGCGATGCGCTCACGCTCGGCGCTCGCGCCCTCCTCGCGGCTCTGGGTGCGGATGCTCTCCAGATCCGGCTGGCTGGCCTGGGCAATCTGAATGGTTTGCGGATCCGTGCCGGCGGCCAGCGCCTCACGCAACTCTGCCGTGCTGCTGACGGTGGTCATGTTGAATTTCCTCGGTTGGGTTGCGGCCGGTTTGGCCAGTTCAGTAATCAGTGTTTCAAGGGAGCCCAGGCGGTGGGCCAGGCCGGACTCGACGGCGGCGGCACCGACACGCAATCCGCCAAAGTCACCCATCTCGGGCACGCGCTCGGCTTCGACGCCGAGGTTGCGGGCAACCTTGGCGACGAACACATCGCCCATGGCGTCGACCGTTTCGCCGACCTTGGCCCGGCCCTCTTCGGTGCCCAGATCCACGCGCTTGTTGGGCGCGTTGCGGCTGACGATCTGGTAGCGCTTACGACCGCTGGCTGCCTCACCTTCCACGACCGCCTCGACCACGACGCCGATGCTGCCGGCCAACGCGGTTTCGTCGATGACGATTTCGCTGGCCGCCGAGGCGATCCAGTAGGCGGCGCTGGCTCCGGTGCCGCCGATGTAGGCGACGATGCGCTTTCGTGAACGGGCGGCATGGATCTGGTCGGCCAGTTCGTTGATCCCGGCGGCCACGCCACCAGGACTGTCGATGTTCAGGATGATCGCGTTGACCTTGGGGTCATCCAGTGCCGTCTGCAGGTCGGTGGCCAGCACCTGAGTACTGGTCGCACCGCTGATCTCGGTGAAGAGATTGGCGTAACGAAACACCGGACCGACCACCGGAATAATGGCCACCCCATTGCGAGTGCTGACGGTGCGGCTGTTGTCCAGTCGCACGCCTGTCCGGGTCTCCAGCGCCGCCGGATCGCCCATCCGATCTGCAATGGTCAGCAGGTTGTCCAGGGCGCCAGGCAGCATCAGCCAGGGCTGCGAGGCTGCCAGCTCAAACGCGCGGGGCATGGTTATTCCTCGTTGGGGTTATTGGGCGGCGTTTCCTGCTCGCGCCCCTTGGGCAAAACGTGTAGGCCGTCAGCACGGCGTTGTTCCACTTCGCGCACACGCTGGCGGTACACCTGTTGCCAGGGCTCGCCGGTCATGGCGGCGGTTTCGAGCGTTTCATTGCTGACGCCGATTTCGATGCGCTTGCCGGCGGCATTGGCTTCCTTCAACTCATCGATGGCACCGCGTGCCGGACCAATCCAGATTGCCTGGCAGTACGCCTTGCGTTTGGCCGGATCGGCGTAGCCGGGCAATTTGATCAGCCCTCGCGCCACCGCTTCGTCGATCAGCAGTTCGCGGCTGGGCTGGCAGAAGTCGCAGATCAGCCACCAGCGGCGCAGGCTGTAAAAGCGCCAGGCCTGCAACATCGCCGCACGGGCCGCGCTGTAACTGCTGCTGTAATGCAGCAGCAGTTCTTCCATCGGTTGCTCCAGGGCCGCGCCGATCTCCTTGACCACCGCCGTGAAGAACGGATCGAACTGCGCATTAGGCCGCGCCGGATTGGCGATCACCGGTTCCTCGCCCGGCCCCAGATCGACAATCGCGCCCTCCCCCAACGCCAACTCACCGTCGGCCGTGGTGTCGCCGCTGACACCGTGGCTTTCATTAGCCAGCGCTGACAGCGGCAGGTTCGAAACCTGAAAGTCGTTGTTCTTCTTGATAAACACGGTGAACATCGCCGAGATCACCGCCGCCATCAGCTCAGCGCTGCTATAGCGCTCCAGCTTCTGCAGCGGCTCCAGCACCGGCGCCAAGTACGGTGCACCACGTTTCTGACCGGGCCGTTCCTTGTCGGCCATGACGTGCATGACCCGACGCCGGCCGGTGGCCTCGCCGAAGGCCGGCAGGCGTTCCCATTTAAGGGCCTGGCCTGCCGTGTACTCGTTCGGGTAGCCGTTGCAGACATGGTAGGCCAGCGGTGCGCCGAGCCGGTCGAACTCGACGCCGTCCACCAGGTTCGCGTTGTCCAACTGGCCGGCCGGATTGCACACCCGATCCGACTCGATCAATTGCAGGCGCGTGCTGAACACACAGCCCGGACGCTCATCGTCGGGGCTGGCAATCAGCACATCGCCGCAGACCATCGACGAGATCATCACCAGCGCCTGCAGCTGGTAGTGGTTGAGCGTCGCCTCGGCGTCGCATTCGCGTGGATCGTCGGCATACAGCGACCACAACCGGTCAAGTTGGGTGTTAAGTTCTTCCGCCTGCTCTTCGCTCAGCCCCAACGCGTCGTGATCGATCTGCGAACGGCAGACCAACCCGGTGCCCACCACGTTGGTGCGCAAGCGAGTGATGGCCGCCCGGGCGATCAGGTGGTTGCGCATGGCGTCCCGAGAGCGAGCGACGAGCATGCGTCGTTCGCTCTGGTCGAGGTCGCGGCGCGGACTGCCCAGACCGGGAATCCAACTGGCCATGCTGCGCAATACGCGCGAGGCACCCCGCCAGCGGGTCTCGGTGCCGCCCCCTCCGCCTTGGGCAACGATGGGCCGTGCGCCGGAAGCCGATTTGGCGAGTTTGATGGCCTCGCGCATCAGTAGCTCGGCCGGATCCTTTCGAAAAAAGCCCATAGTCAGATCGCCATGTAAGAGATGCGGTTGCGGCCTCGGCCTTGCTGCTGAGCCTGTTCCAGGGTGACCTCCTTGGCGTACTGCTGCTCCAGCAAGCGCAGGCTGTTCAACTCGGCACGGTACAACTCGCGATCCGCACGACGCAGGCGCTGCCCTTTTTTCAGGACGTCAGAGATCGCCGCCCGAACTTCCGCTAGGCGCTGTTGTGCGTCTGTCATGATTGTTTCCTTAGTAGCCCGCACGACTGCGGGTGCCCCGCCCGCGAGCGACTGCTCGGCGCGGTACCGGTGCGACCGGTTGTTCGGTGTTGAACAGGGTTGGCTGCAGCAGCTGCTGCTCCAACTGATCCCACTCGTGATCGCGTAGCAGGTGGGTTTTCAGACTGCGTGCCGCATGCAAGGCATACACCTCACAGTCGAGCGCCTCGTTGCGGCGACCGGCCTTTTTCTGCCAGACCATCTTGCTGGGGTTACGCGGGTGCGGCGCCAGCACTTCGTTGGTGAGCTGCTCGTAGTAGTCCGAGCGGATCTCGCTGTACCAGTGCATGCGCCCAGACCCTGCGCCCTTCAACCGCAGACGGCCGTCGATCAACGTCTTAGCCTTGTGCGTGCCGACGATGTGCACCCGCAGGCCGTATTTCGCGGCCTTGGTGTTGTCTTGCGAGGTGTCCACCGACTGCGGCGGCTTGGTGAAAATCTCCTTGTCGCGGCTGTCTATGGACGCGCCCTTGATCGCCATCACGTTGTAACGCTGACGATCCCGCACGTAGCTGTAGACCGCGTCGCTGGTGTTGCCGTCCGAGCTGTCGATGCTGACTGCCGATACCGCCAACTGAGCGCCACCATCGGTGGGAATCGGCCGGGAGATAACCCGATCCAGTTCCTGCCAGACGCTGTCATGCGGATCGATGGGATTGCCGTGCAGCTCGCCCCAATACAGCCGCCAAGATTCTTCGCCACGGCCCCAGCCGGTGATGACCAGCGCCAGTCGGTCGCCCTGTACGTCGACGCCGACGGTGATCAGCAGTACACCTTTGGGCGCCGTCAGTTCGGCGTAAGGTTCGGCACGCTTCTCCAATTCGTCGGTTTTCGGTGCATCGCTCTGGTACTCGTAGCTTTCGCCCTTCGAGCTGTTGACGAAGGCGATCATCGGGCCGATGTTGCCTTGCGCCGCCGCGTGTTCGGCCTGGAGTTTTTTCTCCATCAGCACCTGGAAGCGCGATCCCCAAAACGTCGCATATAGCTCGTTGAGGATGTAGCCGGCGATCCCGCGAAACTCGGCGGTGGCCGACCAGCGCCCGTGCTTGAGGTTGGCGTTCTTCTGGTTGTCGTCCCAGATTGCACCGCAATGCGGACACGAGTAGAAGGCCTTCTCCGGCCGCTTCTTGCCGTATACCTCGTGCAGGTAATCCGGATCCTCATCACAGTGCAGGTTGTCGAAACTCAGCGCATGTTCCTGGCCACATTCGTGACACGGCACCAGGCCAACACGCTTGTCTGACAGTTCCAGCTCGGCATCAATCGCTGACAGACCTTTGATGGTCGGCGTACCGCCGATGATGATCTTCGAACGGCGAAAGGTTTTCAGACGCTCCTTGGCCAGTTTGATGCTGTCACCCTGCCCGCGCAGGTTGAGATTGCAGTCGTCGGGCTCCTCGATGGCCACCCGAGGCACCGGCGTGGACTTCACACTGGCCGGGCTGTTGGAGCCCACCATTTTCAGAAAGCCGCCGGGAAAACGTTTGAAGTCCTGACGCTGCTGCAGCTTGCGACTGCGCAGATCGACTTTCTTGCGCAGCCGTGGCGTGGCCTCGATCATCGGTTCGAGCTTTTCACCGACGTACTGCTTGGCGGCTTCGGCCTTGGGAAACAGCACCAGGATCGGCGACGGGTCGATGTCGATCCATTTACCCAAGGCGTTACCCAGCACACCAGACGTCCAGGCTACCTGTGCCGATTTGCGGCCGACGATCTCACTGACCGCCGGATCGTCCAACGCTTCCAGAGGGCCGCCCGGCCAAGTCAGGTGTGGCGTCACATCGAAGCGGTATTTGCCAGGGCGTGCCGCCTCCTCCGGCGCGAGCCAGCGGTATTTGTCCGCCCACTCGATGATGCTCATGCGCGGTGGTGGTGCCCACTTGCGACAGGCGCCGCGCAGCGCCTTAGTCGCCACCTTCCTCAAAGCCCTCCGAATCGTCCGGTTCGTCAGAATATCCATCTGACGGGGCATCATCCTTGTCATAGTCAGACAGCCTCCTCAGGATGGCTTCAATGGGATCTCGGATCAGTTGGTCGTCCACCTCCACGCCGTAACGCGCCGACAGCTCGGCGGCCAGCGCATCTGGGAATGAGTTGAGTAGCTCGACTTTGGCGGCGGTGATCATGGCCTCGAAGCGTTCGATCAGGTCATCGGCGATGACCACCTCACCCAAATCCTTGGCCATCGCCAGCTCTTCGCGGTCGGCCCGGATCCGGTCGAGCCGGTCGCGGGAGGATTCCTTTTTGCCGTTGAGCGAGGCCTGGTGCATCAGCCACTGGATCACGGCCTCGGTGTCGTAGCGGTTTTCGTTGCCCCGCCCGATGCCAAACTCGATTACGGGCATGCCGTCGTTTTGCCAACGGGTCAGGGTGCGTTCGTCGCGGCCGACGATCTCACTCAAGTCGGCCTTGTTGACTGTCCTGCCCATATCTAACCCTTTGAAAAGACGGACATCCCTGCAAAATTCTCAGCTGCAGAGAATCCGCGAGTTCGATGACCCGTGTAGGGGGCGGCCCTCGGGGAGGACCCAGAAAAATCGGCCCCCGGCCGGGGCGCCGTCTAGGTGTGGTCGGTCGAAGCCGACTCGGAAACGCCCAACCGCTTGGCGACCCAGCGTTCGTAAAGGCCGATGGCGACATCGGCGCCGGCCATCGCGGTCAGGCAACCCAAAGCGCCCGCCGTCCAGATCGACATGCCAGCGGCGATCATCAGCATCATCGCTGTCACACCGCAGGCGATACAGGCACCGGATCGCAACGCGAGGCGGCGTAACAACGCCCAGCCACGCGCCCCATCTTTATCGGCTCGCCACATCTCCCCCGAGACACCACCGACCAGGGCCAGGACGATCACTAACCAGATCGGCATCTCTGCCAGTGCTTGTTGCTCGTTTGTCATCGCCTACCCCATAAACGCAAAAACCCGGCGCAATGGCCGGGTTTGGTGGTGTGGTGCCTGCCGCTCTCTGCGGTCGCACCTATCGAAGATGACTACTTTTTACAGGTCGAATTTCCTGGCAGCAACCCCACTTTAATGCCACCCGGTGAATAAGTGGGTAACACCGGGTGAACGCCTAGCGAATGTCGGTGAATATCCCACCACGGTATTCTGTTGTTTTAGCGTTGTCCCATATGTCCCATGCTTCGAAATCTCTATGGGACGCCTGAGAGCGCCTAAATTCGGGGCTTTGCCCCATTGTCCCATCTGTTTTCTCTTTTCTCGTGTAAAGAAGAAAATCGAAAAACACGCGTGCGCGCGATAGCGCGTACAGCTCTGCGCTTCGCTCACACGGGCGGGAGGCGTTTTGTGCTGGGACAATGGGACAACCCAACAAATACAAGGCCCGCGCTTGTCCCATTACGTCGAAACGCAATGGGACAAGGTGGGCCAATGGGACAGCAATAACCGGAGCCAAACCTGGGGTCACGCAGCCTTCCCCATCAGCATGCCGGCGATGTATTCGTGAGCCTCGTGCAAGCGCTCGTAGTAGGTTTTGCGGGAGCAGCCGCAATAGATGATCTTCTGCGTCAGGAAGCTGTCGTGATTGCAGTAGTGCTCGCGCACAACCACCGACAGCTGCGGCGGCAGATGCTTGTTGACGATCAGCTCGATATCCGCCGATTCATCCAACAGCACCCGACTACCCCGCGTGCCGCGAATCAACTCGCCCTTGCACTCCATCAGCATGGCAATCATGTTGCCGCCGCCCAGCTCCGAGCCACCTACGTACGGGCTGTGCAGATCCTCTGCCCACAGCTTGAGCATTTCGTCGATTCGCTTAATCAAAGCAAGGCTCCTCGAACGCTTCCCGCTGCAAAGCCGAGGCGCCGCCCCACCCTACCGGCTTCTTGTAAGCCCAGGGACGCTGACCGCTTTTCACCAATGCCGGCAGACGCACACGCCGCCAACCCAGCCGGTGCATGATCGCCCCTACCCGTATCTGCTCCGGCTTAGTCCAGTGCCCATAGTCCAACTTCAGCGCGTTGGTCAGCACTTCGCTGCCGGTGGTGGTTTCGCCGATCTGAGACTCTTCCAGCCAGGTCAGAATCGGCCCTTCCCACTCATCCACCACAAAACGCTCGTCCTGTTCCTCGCCGAACATCGCCGCCTCGTCCAGCGTCACCCACCAGAGATCCCCCGCGTCGTAGCAGAACATCGCCTCGGCCCACAGCTGGTCGCGGATCGAGCGCAGCAACTCCAGATCCACCTTGGTGCAGGCCACCGGCCAATAGCGCCGGTTACCGGTCGCATCCTTCAGATATTCGTCCTGGTTGGTGGTGCCCACGAACACACACTGGCGAGGCACATCCATGGTTCTGCGGCCGTAGCTCTCGCGGTAGGTGTCGGTCGACGCCGAGAAGAACTGCTTGGCCTTGGTGCTTTCGGCTTTGTTGAAGCTGTCCAGCTCACCCAGCTCGACGATCCACTTGCCACGGATCGCCTGAAACCCGTCCTTGTCGCCCAAGGCGAAGGGCGTGTCCATAAACCATTCGCCGCCGAGGATGCTCATTGCCGTCGACTTACCGGCGCCTTGCGCGCCTTCGAGGATCATCACCGAGTCGGCCTTGCAGCCAGGCTTCATCACCCTAGCAACGGCCGAGAGCATCCAACGCTTGCCGACTTTCGACGTGTACTCGCTTTCCTTCACCCCCATGACATCCGTGAGCCAGGTTTCAAGGCGCGGTACGCGATCCCAGTCCAGTTTTTGCAAGTACTGCCGCACCGGGTGAAAGGCATGGTCATGGGCAACCACACTGACCGCCTCGATCACATGGGACGCCTTAACCCGCAAGTTGTACTGCTGCGCGAGCCACTTCATGACCCGCATATCGTCGATGTCGGCCCAGTCTCCCGTGCCGCCGCCATAAGGTGCAGCCCGTAACTTCACGATTTTCGAGCTGAAAGCGCTGTAGCTGATCACTCCGGCCCATCGCTCGTCATTGGCCAGAATCAGCTCGACGTTCTGCATGTGCGCAATCAACGCACCGCTTTCACTGCGGGCCAGCAGATCCTTCCAACCGCCCGCTGCCGGCGGCCTGACCACCGCCAGCACCTGGCGGCGCACCGCGTCCAAACCTTCGGCGACATGCAGATCATTGAAGTCGGTCCACTTGTCTTCCCGTTCGCCGGAAAAGATCGGCGCGACCACCTGACCTCCAACGACCAAAGCGGCGTTGTTCGCCTTTTCTTCACCGGGGTTCCAGGGATCTCCGTTCGGACGCGTGGTCTTCCAGTCATCGTCATGACAGACAATCAAAGGGCAACCCGGGAAGCGTTCACGCATGGCCTTGCAGACCACCAACAGATTGCCCGCATCGAAGGCAATAGCCACCGTTAGCGAGGTCGCCATGTGCAGGCTGGCGCCGGTGGCGTAGCCCTCACACACCAGCACTGGCTCACCGGGATCAGGGTGCGGCCCGATTAAGTGAAAAGCGCCCTCTTTGGACATCCCGTAGGGCCAATAGGATTTGTCCCGGCCGGTGTCTTCCTGTTTGGTGGGAAATACAACTTGCAGGCCGACGATCTCATCCCGCACGTTGCACATAGGCACCAAAAACGCGCCGGAGCGCGGTGCGTATCGAACGCCGAAACCGACGATCTGCTTTCGGTCCAGATAATCACTACGGCCCTTTTCCGGCATGCGCTTGAACATGCCCGCCGCACGGTTCGCGGCGCGACGCGCTGCATTGGCCTTAACCTCGGCAGCGCGGCGTTTAGCGTCCTCCTGACGAGCTCGCATGACTTCGCGCTCTTCTGGCGACATCCGCCCGGTCTTGACCTTGACCTTCTGCGACTCACCCGAACGCCAGTCACCAAAACTGCCGAAAATCAGCGTTTCGTTTTTCTCAGTACGATGTTCGTGGACAACGTACCAACCGTTCTTTTCCGCCCCCCTGTCCTGCGTTGTTTTGCAGCGGGTCAGCTTGCCGAAAGTCAGCGGGAGTTTTGGCTCAAGACCAAAGTCTGCGAATTGATCCAGTACCTCATCGAGCATGGACAGCCTCCCAGATCTCATCGGTCTCCTGGCAACTCACACACTGCGTGCAGCCTGGGACAGCAAGGCGACGTCCCTCAGGGATAGGGCTGTCACAGTTTTCACAGAAGAGAAATGAATGCGCCGCCAAAGCGGGCTTGGCGGCGTTACGCGCAGCAAGGGCCTGATCGAGACGCTCTTGCACCAGGTCGTTTGCAAAGTCGGCAATGTCAGCCACGGTCGACACCCCGCGTTGTCTGATTGACATAGGTGGCGCGGTTGAACATCCCCAACAGCCCTTGAATCCCGCGAAACACCTGCAGGCGAATTGCGGCCAGTTCGTGGTCACTGACCACACCGTCACCGATGCTCTTGGCCCATGTATCAGCCAAGTCAGCTACTTGCCGAAAGTACTCAGCAATACCGGTGGTCAAGGTTTCAGGCATGTCGTTGGTGTACGCCTCGGCCAATTCTTGCCAGGTCGTATCCCCTACCAACGCGTGCACCGCATCCAGAATGCGGCGGTCCTTGGTCAGCTCCAGGATCTCGCCAAACTCCTGAATATTGACCGTATGGCTGGGGTGCGTTGGAGACAGCTTGTGCTGCAGCGTGGTGGCGTTTCTGCCGGTGGTGGCGGCAATTGCAGCGGCGCCGCCGGGATAGTCCCTAGCAGCATGGTAAAGCGCTAGATCAAGCGGCAGGATTTCCCGCTGCGCCCGTTCTACAGAACTCAGAGCGATTCGGCTCATGGCATTAATCCTTACAGGTTGCCAGTGCCTCGCGACATGCAGTGGTGATACATTTGCCGCGTGGCTTGAAAGGGCCCAAACGCCGGCTAGATCCTCAAGATCGATACCGGCACCGTGCCGAGGCGAACGATCCGTCGCTCACCTCTGGCGCAACAGCTGCCCAATCTGTGGTGGAAAAGGCAGCAACACCAAGGCATCCGTGCCTTGGAAAGCGCGGTAAAGAGAGGTGGTTAGCATGTGGTGTGCCCGCCTATCTTTATCGCGACCCGACAGCGCTGTGGTGGTGCGTGCCGGGAGGAACTGGGCGGCCTTTAGGTCGCCTTTTTTCTATCTACGCCGCGGCTTTTTGAGGAGCCGAAGCGTTCAACAACCAAGCAGCTTGAAATGCGTTGCCCTTGTGCTTCGCCGCAGTGGCCAACAGTTCGGCGTATTGGGTTTCACCGGTGTAATCAGTTCGTGGCAAACAAGCAGCCTGACGCCACTTGTTCAAGGCCTGATAGCTTCTATTGCATACCTTTGCGGCGGCCCCAATGCCGCCTACGGCTTCAAAAGCGAATGCAATAGCACTCGGGAAATCTGCGGGGTCCAACATGACAATCTCCATTTATCAACCTGAAGTTGATGTTATAGATCAACTGACTATTGCGCAACCTTTATGAGACTCTCAACTCATGGTTGATAAAAACGCACTCCGCGCAGCTTTCAGCGAGCGCCTACACAAAGCCCTGAACGATGCCGGCGTACGCCGCCGGGGCCGTGGGGTGGACATTCATCGTCAGTTGAAAAGTTTGGGGGTCGATAAAACCACTCAGGCCATCAGCAAGTGGCTGAACGGCGAAGCCATAGCCGAAGCAGACAGCATGGCTGCGCTTTGTTCGTGGCTGAAGGTACGCAGGGAATGGCTGGAGTACGGCGTGTTGCCGAAGGAACAGACCGGCGAGAGCAATGTTTGCCAATTGGTCGTCGGTGACGGGAGCAACGTCAGCGAAATCAACCAACGCTTTGGCAAGGTTCCATTGATTTCGTGGGTGCAGGCAGGGGCTTGGTGCGAGGCGATCTCAAACTTTGAGGCCTACGATTCAGAATCGTGGCTCTCGTGCCCTGTGCAGATTAGTAATCAAGGTTATGCTTTAAAGGTTCTTGGTGATTCTATGACGAATCCAGGACCAGGTCGCAGCTATCCAACAGGATGCATTATTTTTGTGGATCCTGAGGCAGAAACAAAGACTGGGGATCGTGTGATTGCCAGGGTTCCCCGCACGAATGAGGCAACATTCAAGATTTTGGTAGAGGACGCTGGTCGACAGTTTCTGAGACCAATCAACCCGCAATATCCAATTATTGATATTACAGAAGAGACGCATATTTGTGGAAAAGTAGTTGGATCATTTATACCAGAATAACCCACGCAGCGAGTGCAAATAACATTAGGCATTTTACTCAGTACCGAAATCAAACTCGCATCTGCCCTAGAATCCGGGCAGACACGTGCGACTAAAGCATTAGCCCTTCGATTTTAGCTTAAAATACTTCTGTGCCCCTGCTTTAAACTCCATAAAATCCTTTGAATTATGTACGCAATGCACTGTTATATCCCCGTCGCTATTCGTCCATTTTGGCGCTCTTCCAAAACAGTCAATACCACTTGAAAATGAAAGTTGAAAGCGGTCACCTAAAAACAAAAATCTATCATGAAATTTATCTGTAGTGGACCTATCCGCTTGTAGCACCTCTATAGTGCCATTAAATTTCCCAGCATTTAAGTGCTTCTCAAGTTCTTTCTGAGAAAGCAAACCTCTCTTGCTGTTATTTGAAAAATTTGACATGACTATAATCTTGCATTTCGGGGAGCAATATTTTGTTATCTCACAAATAAAATCAGCACCGCCAAGATTAATGCTTTTGTCAAAAATAAATATTTTATTCTCTTTTAAGATATATTTTTGTAATACTGACGGATTTTTATTGCCACCAGGCACGAGAGAAACTATCTCAGCAATTTTCGCCCCGGCCTGATTATTGGCAGGCACATGCTTGTAATTTTTTGCATCAATTATAGATACACCCCATGAGGCAGGGGTAAATTTACTAAATGAAACTTCTGATTTTGCTAGTATTGGACCTGAATGATGAAAAGCGGCACCAATATAGTTCGAATGAATGCAAGTACTATCAAGCTGGTATTTAGTAAGACTTTCTGGAGCAATCAGATAATAGTTATTTTGGGTGCTGAAAACCTTATCAAACCACACCTGAAACATTCCTGCACCATCAGAAATGGTCAGATACTCTTGTATGATTGCCGGTGTCACTCCAAGCACCGCCGAGTGAGCTGCAATAAAAATATCTGATAGCGCGCCGGAAAAGCTTTCTTGCAGCACTTCCTTTTCAATCACCGCTCTCATGCTAGACCTGCGAGTTTATTGATTTTATTACTGATTATTTTTTTAGTGAGGTTGTAAGACTCGTCAAAAAACCCCGCAGGCCACCCTTCAACCAGTTCTCCATCATCGTTTATCTCAATTTCGAATGCACGCGCACCAAGTTCGCTCGGAAAATAATAGACTCTCAGATCCTCCTTCTTAATCCCTAAACTTTCTTTTATTGAATTATTTGATATAGCAAGCTGTAGCCCGCGAAGTATATGCTCGCTATGCGTTTCAATAATGAATCGTTTACCTTCTCGGCAAGCTTCAACAAGAAATTGCGAAAATGCAACTTGAGCACGAGGATGTAAGTGCAACTCAGGCTGCTCAACGATCATCGACTGATCTTTCTCCAATGCCGCAGCCTGAACAATAATTGGCAAAATTTGCGAGAATCCAAAGCCAACATCCTGAATTGAGTCTGCAACCCCGTCTCTTTTAACTTTTAGCTTAACTAGCTCCTCATAGTCTTCAACTGCAATTGACCTGCCTGGAAAAATAAGATCCACCCAATGCTGGATTTTTCGGAATGCCTCTTTGTTTTTCTTAAGACTTTCACTACTTCGCTTGAGATACGATATTACGGAGGGAGTGTTCTCTCCTCTTGCGCCGACATCCGAGCTTGCTGCTGAGAGAGTATAGCTTCGACTTGGGCTTGAGCGTAGAGGACCTAAATATTTATAGTTATCAGGCAAATCAAACAGCATATACATAAATCGGTCCATTACACGAATTTTATGATGTGCTGGCTCTTCGCTTTTCCCAGACACCAGACTAAAAGAGAAGCCTTCTGTATAGTAGAGTTTAGTTTTAAGCGCTGCAGTTCTTTTTATTTCTTTCTCTGTCATCCTTTTCGAACCGTACATCCCCGCAACTCTGCTTAGAACGTCGGGATTGGTTGTCAGCGTATAATACGCTTTAGTTTCAGCTCTTTTTAACTTAAATATTCCTCTTTGACTTCCATCACTTGATACACCTATGCCCTCAATAGAGTATATTCGTGCTTGCTCTGTATATGGAGAACGGTCATAACATAGATTGATAACATAGGTACTAGCTTTGCTAGAGGCCGCATCAAGCATGGAGCTCCACTGCGAAGAGCCCAATGTTATTGAGAATGTAATTTTATTTGAAGTGTCGTGACCATGAACATAATCTTTAAATATACCTAAATTCGCATATTCGCCTTGAGTTACTAGCGGCTCATGCTTATTTCGATTCCAACTGAACGTTTGAATTATGGCAGCGAGCCCTTTCAGGATCGAAGACTTTCCGGAACTATTTTCACCATATAAAAGTGTAATCGGCTTATCCAGATCAAGACATTCACTCTTGAAACGTTTAAAGTTGTCGAAACCAATTTTTCTTATCATATTAAAAGTTTCGCATTTTTTTGAGTTTTATGGAGTTAGTGGAGTATTTCAATGTTAGCTCCTGCTTGCGTGGGGTGGCGTCAGTGCCTGCAGTAAGAATTAGTACATCCTTATGTCAAAACTTTTCTTCACTTGCAAGCACTGATGAGTCATCGCTGCGCCCCGCATTCGTGCAAGCTCAAGAAACATCAGCAAAGCATTAGCCATAAATTTTAGTCTAAGATTTTTCGGACGAAGAAGCCTTTTAAGTCAGCAACAGGTTCAGCCTGTGCCCGAGATGAAATCTGTACGTACCTTCCTCCAATTCCTGTATCAGTGACTTCAAAACCATTCGTAGCAGCGGGTCGACCACCCAGATATCAACCAATAGTTGACATTAGGCAGTCATTGGTTGATATTCGTTTTACTCTCCACCACAGAGCGAAACGTAACCATGCACACCACAGCCACCCTGCACGCCCATCCTACCGCTGCTGACCCCTACCGAATCTTCGAGATTCGCCGCTTAGCCCGCGAATCCGGCTGCGCGTTTGTTCCCACCAAGCCAAAGCTAAAAGCCCGCGTCACACCCGCGCCATTCGATCCGAATGGCGGAGGGTATGCAGCATGAGCAAATACAAGCTGGACAATCGCACCCTGCAGCTGCTAAACGCCCAGGTCAATCTGACCGAGACCTTCAATCATGCACTGAGGTCGGCCCCCAAACGTGAATCCTTGGCGTTCCGTCTCAAGGTTGAACGCGGCACATCGGAGACCATTTTCGTCGTCGAACTGGGCAGCGAACGCCACACGCTGACCCTGCAGAACGGCAAGAAGATGCACCTCAAACTGGCCGACTTCATCGAAGAAATTGCCAACGGTCCGTTCGACCCGAGCAACACCAGCGACCTGGTGCATCGCCCGCATGCAGATCGCCAATACGGCCGCTTTGAACTCCAGGACAAACAGCGCGTGCTCGAGCTGGTGCGCACCGGCGGCGTACTAAGTCTCGACATGGGCTTCGACGTCCCCCTGCACGTCGCGGTGCACCGCACTCACACGCGCCCAGGCGTCACCACCATTCTCAGCATCGGCGTAAAGAGCCCACACACCAAGTGCTTCACCGTGTGCGGCACCGATGCCGAGATCTACGGCAAGGTCACCGAGTCCATCAACCACCTGGCTGCAGCGGCAACCCCTGCCGCGCACGCCGCTTGAGGGGGATGCCATGGATCGCACACTCGCCCAAGCCGCAAGCCACCTCGGCCTGACCCGGCCCAAGCTCATCAGCCAGATGCGGGAAAAGGGCCTGCTCAACGAACGCAATCTGCCGGCCTACCCCAACCGTGACCGCGAATACCTAAAGGTCAAGGACGGCCAGTGGTATCACGAGCAGCTTGGCATGCAGTACAGCCAATCGACCCGGGTCAAACAACCCGGCATTCGCTGGCTGGCCAAGCAACTGGGACTGGATCTACCCGCCATCCCAGTAGACCGCCGTGACGTGGCCTAGGGAATACGCCCGCCAGATCGTCGCCATGCGCACACGCGAGGAGCGCAATGCCGCGCTCCTCGAAGTGCCGGAGCATCTGCGCGAGCTGACCAAACGCCACTGCCTGAACGCCTGGCACCACCCGGCAAGAACACAACGCAAGGAGGCCCAACCAAGCCATGAGTAACACAGCACAAAACCCACTCCGCCTGCATCCGGCGCCCGAATCGGCCACCGTCGAACTGCTCTATCGCATCTTCGGTGACGTCCTGATTCCTTTGGAAAAGGTACGCGAGCAGTACTTTCGCAACCTCAACGAACAGTCGTTCTTGACGGAGATCAACAGCGGCCGGATCCAGCTTCCGATCACCACACTGGACACCAGCCGCAAGGCGCTGAAGTACGCGCACATCCGCCACGTTGCCTCGCTGATCGACATCCGCGCCTACAAGGCCGATGAAGACATGCAGCGACAGCAGGACGGCCAACGCCATGTTGCCCCCACACCACTGACGGCTGTCACCTCCAGCCAACGACAATCCCAGGAGCACACCACATGATGACCCCAATACAAATCGGTGCACTCGTCATCCTGATAGTTCTGGCCGCCCTGCTGCTTTGGGGCGGTTACATCATGGGTCGCAGCGATGGTCTGGAGTCTGGCCTGCGCGAAGGTGAAGACATCCAGCGAGCCGTGAGCGCCAAAACCATTCGCGAACTTCAGACCTCCCTGCAGTTCATCCGGGCCGATCACACGCGTCTGGCACAAACCTGCAAACGACTTGAAGCAGGTCCGCTCTTCGGTCCGGCCGAGCACCAGACGCTGGTCGCCATCGGCGAGCTGCTGCGGATCGCAGCAGAGACCTTCACCACCTTTCGTACCGGCAAGAAGCTCGAGCGTGATGCCCGATCTCTGCGCGAACAGGCGCACGCGATGGCTGCGCAGCTGCAACCTGGAATCGAGGGCAGCGAGGTCGGAAAACCTCTCGACACTTTTGAGCAAGTCGTTGTGGAGGCTGCGTGAATGAGCTGGCTCTTTTCGCAGGCGCTGGTGGCGGAATACTCGGCGGCCACCTCCTCGGCTGGCGCACCGTCTGCGCCGTTGAGCGTGATGCCTACGCCGCACAGATTCTGGCGCAACGACAAACCGATGGACTGCTCCCGCCTTTCCCGATTTGGTCTGACGTGTGCAGTTTTGACGGACGACCATGGCGAGGCCTTGTTGACGTGGTTTCGGGAGGATTTCCTTGTCAGGACATCTCGGTCGCAGGCAACGGCCTGGGCATCGCAGGCTCCCGCTCCGGACTGTGGCGGCAGATGGCACGAATTACCGATGAGGTACGACCGCGCTACGTCGAACTGGAGAACTCACCATTGCTTGTGGGAAGAGGACTTGCCGTGGTGCTCGGTGACCTTGCCGAAATGGGGTATGACGCGCGATGGGGTGTTATCGGAGCGGCTGACCTCGGCGCCCCTCATCAGCGGGACCGGATCTGGCTCATCGCAGAAAACAGCCACCAGACGGTGGCCAACACCGGTGGCGAGCATGGCAAAGGGATCCTCCCCTGCCGCACTGACTCGCCGATCCGGAGCCGACCGTTCGAACGATCGCCTGGATCACGCCGTGATGGCATTGGATGGTGGTCATCTGAACCCGGAATGGGCCGAGTGGCTGATGGGATGGCCCATCGGGTGGACCGGCTTAAAGCCATTGGCAACGGCCAGGTTCCAGTCGTGGCTGCAAGCGCATTCAAATTTCTCTCAAACAGATGATGAGCAGGAGGCAGCATGAACACCCTTTTCCTTTTGATGGCTCAATACAACGGGCAAGCGGTCATTCCCTTAGATCGAGTCTGCGCGGACTACATGAATCTCACTGTTGAAAAATTCAAGTACAAACAACTCAAGGGTGAGATCGATATTCCGGTCGTGCGGTTAGGGCCCCAATCTCAAAAAGCAGGATTAGGGGTTCATCTCAATGATCTCGCCGACTACATTGATAAGCAGAGGGCGAAAGCCGCCAAGGAGCAAGATCAGCTAATGGGTAGGTCGCAGCGTTCAAGACCTTGAAGGAAATCACCGGAGCTCAAACGGGCTCGAAGGCCTTCCTTGAGGCTGCTCGGCTCATGCTTAGGTTGGATGAAATAACGGATAAGCAATCCCGAGAGCTGGCAGTTTTACGAGCGTAGGTGAAACAGCATCGCAAGCTGCTTCAGATGATTCGGGAACATAGCCAAGCGCTCTCTGAACTCGCCGCGAAATACCTAAAGTCCATCGATAGTAATTCCGACGAGGATGAGGTTTGGTGGGTTTCTGAAGAGCAGTGCTGAGAGGATCTTGAGGAGCGTGCTTGGTCTCAGTTTGATCACCTCAGGCCCCTCAGGCCCCTCAGGCTCGTATATGACGCTTCGCAGAATGCCAGGGACGTTATGGTCCTCGCGACCATCGAGAGAATCCGGTTCCGGAAAATCGCCCAGCGCCGGGGCCGGATTTAGCCATAGCGCCCAATTATGCGAAGCCATGGTTTACACTCCTGATTCCCTTCATTGTTCAATGAGCGTTTCCAATGGAACTGACAAATGCCACTGAGTTTGATCGTGTAGTAACTCGAGTTTTTTCCGCTTTGGCTGAGCGTTTTCCAGCGCCGTTAAGTCTCGACTTTGAGGCTTTAGGTTTGGTTGCCGGGCCAGCACTGTCCGAGACAGGTTTAGATGGTTATGGGCATACGGAGCATTATGAGCAACACGTTTTTTCGGCCGAGTGTGTGAATTTTTTGATTAAAGAACAATATCTCACTGGCCGCCTGAACGACTACTACCCCCAAGACATCGTTTTAACTCAGAAGGGGCTGGAACTGATCCGCGCCACTCCAGTTTCGCTAAAGTGCGACAATTACGCCGATTAACTTGATCTCACGGGTTCGACTCTCGCTGCCCGAAGGACATTAGGCGCTTGGCAAACCTCTGTTAATGCGTTGCATCTAGTGCGCCGGCACCCCGCAACGCGGGCCGGTTTACCGCCCAAAGAAAAACCCCAGCGTTCGTGAGAGCCATGGGGTTTTTTTCGCGGTCAGTTCCTCAGTGATCGCCTTGGAATTACTTCGCGCCCTGATTAACTTTTATCGAGTTAACGAAATGTTCTGCACTCGCCACGATGTTGTTTCTCGGCACTGAGGGATCCTTTGACGTAACCAATGGCTGCCAAAACCGCGATAGCGGCGAGCGCTCCCAAACCAAAGCCAAAGCCCATCGCTACATCCATGCTGAGGTACTTGTTGAGTGCTGTAGGTAAACCAAACATCACCAAGCCACCTACACCAGCGCCGATGACAGCTCCGAACAGTCCCGCTTCATGTTTCTCTTTCTGGGTAGCCCCCCAAACAACTGTCCCAAGGCAACCTTGGCAGGTGGTCACCCCTCCATTGAATTGAAAGTGGCAATGACCACACGTATAGGTTTGAACTGACATTGACGACTCCTGTTGACTGTTTTCGCTGATCTATCTTCCGTTGACAGGCGGGTGTACCTAATTCAACGCTTCATTGTTTATCGACACTTGAGGGATTTTCCTTACTCGATTCGGCGCTTTTTAGCCAAAAAAATCAGAACGTTTTTCCCTGTTAACGATGAAAAAGAGCTGACCGCACTTCTTGAAAAACACACTAAACAAGGCAAAGGCCGTTACGCCAAGGAAAAATGCTCGGTGGAATCTCGGTACCACCTATTTGTTCCTAGTAAATATGAAGCCTTTCAAATCAGAAAAGAAGTCATTGCAATTCTAAGCCTGAATAATCCAAGAATGAAAGGGCATGTTATTTCGCATGCCCTTATGAAGTGTTTAGACAACCCTCTTTAGCCAAGCCCACTCGTTATAGCTATCCCCTCGGCCACGCAAATGCGTGTATCGACGGAGCGAATTCCAGTCCCGATGACCGGAAACACTAGACACCCTAGGGATGTCCCAGTCCATTTCGAATAGCCGGCTTACCCCTTCGTGCCGGAGGTCATGGAAGTGCAGGTCTTCAATTCCCAGCAGCGGACATGCCCGCGTGAACGACGCCGACACCGATTTAGCGTTGTAGGGAAAGATCTCCCGCTCGGTCTTCGGCATGGTGTGCAGTATCGCCCAAGCTTCATCAGGCAGATGACACCAAACGTCATTGCCGATCTTCTGTCCGGGGTTCTTCATGTCGCGCACCAGGACGGCCTGCCGAGACTCGTCGAGATCATCCCAGCGAATACGCGTGATCTCTTCCTGCCGGCGCGTCGAGAAGATCGCGAAAGCAATCATCTTCGGCATATGGATCGACTCCGGCCGGCGCTTCAGCACCCCGAAAAAATGCTCCATCAACTTATCCAGCTCTGCCATGGTGGGGCGGCGGTTACGCTCTTTGCTTTTGCTCACCATGCCGAGCTTGCGTAGCACCTTGCGCGCATCGGGCATGGCCAGCGGATCCACCTCATAGCCCCATGCCGGCCGCGCCACAGACAGCACTGCGCCCAAGTGCGACAGATCGTTGCCAACCGTCTGCGCCTGAACGCCACCACCCTCCTTACCCATCCGCCACTGTGCGAATTCCACCAGTTTCTGACTGGTCAGGGCGGAGTCATCGAGATCACCCAGCCAGGTGTCCTTGATCGCCTTCAGCGTGGCATTTTTGGTCTTGCCCAGCGGCCGGATCTTTTCGTACTCGTCCAAGTACTGCTCGATCATCTTCCTGATCGTCACACCCTTGCGGTTCGCGCGCTCGATGGCACCCGGTTCGGCCAGTTCCGTTTCGCGGCGCTTGATCCAGGCCTGGGCGACCTGCTTACGGTCGAAGGTCTGGCTTTCCTGATAAACTGTCTTACCGTCCCGATTGATCCGTATCTGCGCCGTGTAGGCTGTCGAGTTGTCCTTGCGCTTACGTGATGTGATCGTGCCCATTTCCGGTTGCTACATTGCTTAATTCGCTTGCTACATTGTAGCAACCGACTTCAAAAAACAAGGAAAATGGGTAAAAACCGCTGTATAAAAGATCAGTATTAATGAATTTCGAAAAAGCTGAACCCCCAGTAAACACTAGCCAATCCCGCCAAGAGCTGTCCCGGCGCTTCTCCGTCGCCCCGATGATGGACTGGACCGACCGCCACTGCCGTTTCTTCCTGCGCCTGCTCTCCAAGCACGCCCTGCTCTACACCGAAATGGTCACCACCGGCGCGCTCCTCAACGGCGATCACGACCGCTTCCTGCGTCACAACGAAGCCGAGCACCCGCTCGCCCTGCAACTCGGTGGCAGTGTTCCGCTGGACCTGGCCGCCTGCGCCCGCATGGCCCATGAGCACGGTTACGACGAGGTAAACCTGAATGTCGGCTGCCCGAGTGATCGGGTGCAGAACAATATGATCGGCGCGTGCCTGATGGGGCATCCGCAGTTGGTGGCCGATTGTGTGAAGGCGATGCG